TTGGGTCGTCAACCCGGCGAAGCCTTGTGTCCCGATCGCTACGGTGAAGCAGCCCTCCATCGTATCCGGAAACGGCTCGGTTCCTACTCGTTCTCCGCCCTTTATCAACAGAATCCTGTGCCCGCGGAGGGTGGTCTCTTCAAACGTGCATGGTTCGGGTCTGACAAGATCGTTTCCAAAACACCCGAAGGCATGCGCTGGGTCCGTGGTTACGACCTGGCCGTTTCCACGAGAACGAGTGCGGACTATACCGCTTCCTTCCGGTGCGCCGTCGACACATTCGGAAACCTGTATATTGCCGATGGCTTCCGTGCCCGAATTGAATACCCCGAACAGCGCCGCTATGTCGTCAAATGCATGCTCGACGAAAGAAACACCACCCACGGCATTGAAAAAGCCTTGCATGGACAAGCCTTCGTTCAGGACCTCCGCCGCATGCCCGAACTAAGAAAGGTCCCGTTTCGTGCTGTCCGCGTTGATTCCGATAAATACACCCGTGCTCTTGCCTGGGCTAATCTCGCGGAAGAAGGCAAGGTGTATCTCGTTCGCGGACCTTGGATCGAGACCTTCCTCGACGAGATATGCCGCTTCACCGGTAAGGGAGACACTCACGACGACCAGGTCGATGCCGTCAGCCTGGCCGTCGGTGAGCTCTCCCGAAAGATCGGAAAACTACACACCTTTTCCTAAGCTCCCCTCCTTACGAAGGAGGGGTGGCGCGGTAGCGCCGGGGTGGTTCTCTCTTTCCAACAACGAACCACGAACCACGAACCAAAATGCCATCTATAAACACAAAAATTTGAACTTTGAACACCGAATATTGAACCTTATACACCAAATCTCGAACCTTTGAACACAGAAAACGGAACAGAAAGAAGGGTCTTTTAAATTGCCGTTGGCTTTAGCCAACGGTAAAAGACCAAACAAAACCGGGGGCTTTAGCCCAAATTCGGCTAAAGCCGGGTTGGTATGGCAGCCGGTAACCGTCAGCTAAAGCAGACGGCAATTTAAAAATCCAAAATCCAAAACCCAAAATCCAATATGAATCAAGACATTGAAACAGCACTCAAGAATTTTCGTACATCGTCAGACCGTTACCGCAAGGCGGAGCGGTATTACAAGGGCGATCACGACCTGGCGTTTGCCACCGAGAAGTTTAAGAACGCCTTCGGGTCGATGTTCCGCGAGTTTGCGCTGAACCTCTGCCCGGCCGTTTGCGATGCCGTCCGCGACAAGCTCAAGGTCCGCGAATTCCGCGTCGAACAGGGCGGCGGCACTCTCTCGACGGACGCCTGGCGGATCTGGCAGACCAACCGGATGGGCCGGCGCTCGGGCGAGGTCCACAAGGAAGCGGTCAAAAACGGCGACGCCTATGTGATCGTCTGGCCGAACTCGGCGGGCGAGGTGACCATCTACCCGAACAAGGCCGGGATGTGCACCGCTGTTTACGACGAGGAAACCCCGGGCCGCGTGCTATGGGCGGCCAAGCACTGGCGGACGCCGGATAAACGCGTGCGGCTCAACCTGTTTTACCCGGACAGGATCGAGAAATATATCTCGAAGGCGGTGAGCGAGAATACGCTGCCCGATGCGAAGGAATTTGTGGCTTACGCGGAAGGCCGTAGCGCCGCCGACCCGGCGGCTGTTTCGGTGGGCGACCCGCCCACCGTGCGGAAGCGAGTCGCTTCCGCGACAGCCAGCGGGTCGCTGGCGGTACAAGGAGCGGTAATTCCCAACCCGTACGGCATCGTACCCGTCTTTCATTTTGCCAATAACGCGGATATCGGGGCGGCCGGACAGTCTGAGCTGGAGGCGGCGATGCCGGTGCAGGATGCGCTCAATAAATCGGTGCTGGATATGCTGGTGGCGATGGAGTTTGCCAGCTACCGGCAGCGCTGGGCGGCCGGGATCGAGATCGAATACGGCGAGGACGGCCAGCCTGTTCCCCCGTTCAAGGCCGGGGTCGACCACCTATGGATCACCGAGAACCAGGACGCGAAATTCGGCGATTTCGAGGCGGCCAACCTCGAGCAATTCCTCAAGGTAAAGGACAGCTTCCGGATGGACATGGCCTGCGTGACGGGCACGCCGATGTACTACTTTATGCAGGTTAACGGCGATTTCCCGTCGGGCGAGGCGCTGAAGAAGGCCGAGTCTAGGTTTATCGCCAAGGTCCGCGACCGGCAGGAGAGCTTCGGCCAGGTCTGGGAAGACGTGATGGCGTTTGCGCTAATGCTGGAAGGGAAGACGGACGCCCGGCTGTTTGCCGATTGGGAAGACCCGGCTCCGCTCTCGGAGAAGGAAAAACTCGAGAATATCGCGGTGAAAAAAGAGCTCGGCCTCTCGGACGCGCAGGCGCTGATCGAGGCGGGCTACGGCGAGGTGGACGTCGAGAGGATACTGGGCCAGAAAACGGCCTCGTGATTTGGGATTTGGGATTTTCGAAAGCCGGCTATCGATAGATCCCCGATTCGAAATCGGCGAGGCGGAATCGGTAGATAAAGGTTTTTCGAGTAAAAAGGCGGTCGACGAAGGCTGTCTGATAGCGAGAAATTCCGCCGCGGCGGACATGATGAGTTCGTAGAGTTTATAAAGTTCGTAGGGTTTGGGTCACCCACCACGAATTACTTCCCAAAAGGCGTCGCGATAATGTCGCAGGGCCCGTGTTATTTGAAAACGTCGAGTTGCGGACCAGGCTGGGGCCCGGGCCTTCGAAGGCGATAGCCGAACCCATGCCGGGCGCCGTGTTTCCTTTTAACCAGACGCCGTCCAGTATCAGCGAGCCGAGCGCCCGGATCGCGCCGCCATTATTCGGCTCGGCGGCCCCAATGCCGGTTCCGCCGGTAAGGGTGACGCCGCCGATAGCCACCGCGGTACCGGCCGCCGTGGTGAATACCCGGCTGACGTTGTTGGTCGAGATGACGATAGCGTCGGCTCCCCAGCCGCTGATGGTGATCGAACGGGTGATATTTATCTCGCCCATGGTGAGAAGGAGCGGCACATCGACCAGGTCGAGCGAAAAATCGACCGAGGCGCAATTGGTATCGGCGACGGCCTCGCGTAAGCTGCAGTCCCCGGTGACGCAGGCGGGGTTATTTCTGTCACCGGCCCTGGTCACCCGGCAATTGGCGGCATAGCTGGTTGTTACGGAGACGGCCAAGAACAGTAATAAAAGGAGGGTGCGGATGTAAGCGATATTTTTTCGTGTATTACCCATAAGCCGCTCCGAGTCGACAGGGAGATATACATAACAGATGTCCTGAAAAAATATCACTAAACGCTTGTAGTATAAAGGAATTTATTAGATCGGGCTGACCGCTCCCGCGGGAAGATTTCGACCGGCGGGCGGCAATAACGGGTATTTTTGTGATAATGTAAGCAAAGCGTTACCGAAGTGTGGCTGCGATGAAAAGAGCTCTCATTCTTTATGGCTGAACTTGAAGAAATCCGGCTTTCCGAACTGGACGAAGACCACCCCGACGTGGTCGAGGCGGTTTACAACTTCCTGCTAAAAGTAAGTTGGCGCTTCGGGTCAGATGAGAGCCAGGCGGAAGATGTGGCGCAGACCGTTTTATCAAAGCTGCTGAGTATGAATGACGAGCAGCTTGGTAATGTCCGCAATGTCGCGGCTTATTTAGCATCCGCGGCAAAACACGTAGCTCTGGACCGTATCCGTCATCGAGTACATTCTCCGGAAATGTTGAGCCTGGACGACGGATCGGCGGTTTCGGAGTATGAGAATCTGCCCTCAACCCAGGGGATGGATAGGGAAGAGGAAAATAAAATTCTCCTGTCGCAGATCTGGAACGAGTTGAAAAACGATGAAGATCGCCAGCTCTTAAAGATGTACACCTTCGGATACAGTGTCGACGAGATTGCGGAGGTCCTCGGTATCGAGCGGGTGGAGGTCATGCGGCGGCGCGCCAATCTTAGATATAACCTGAAAAAATTGCTCACGGAGATGGAAAAAGAACGGTCGCGCGGGTAAATTTTGAGAAAAATTTCCAAAATTCCTATATTTTATGGTCTTTAGATCAGGGAAAGGACCTTTAACCGCCGGAAATTAAATTTTTTTTCCAAAATTCGCGAAAAATAGAGTCTTTATTAATAGGAGGAACTAGCGTGTGCTTGCGCTAACTCCTTTTAACAAGGGTCGAAGATGCATCTTTTTGCCTTGTTCGGCCTCTTATAGGTAATTATTATGGTAACGGCTTCCATGAGACCGCACCAGCGCCGCCTTTTGGAAGGCCGTTACGGCTGGAAAATATAAACGAGATATGCCAAGTATAAAATATGGCCAAGCGCTCGCACGATTAAATCGGTTCACATTGGACGGAGGAGCGGAAACGATGTTCTTTCTTCCTGATCGGACGATTACTAATGAAATACTTGCATTGAACGAGGAAATGAACAAGGAATACCTCGATCGGGAATTTCAGGAGGTTTTCGGCAGCGACGGTTTGCGTATCACCGATAAGACCGAGGTCTTAAACCCCGCGGATTTTGAAAAACACCCGGGAGATGATTCGTGGCGCGGGCGGCTTTTGGAAGGAATTTCGAAAGCCCTTTTTCACGACGATAACAAACCCGAAATATCGGAGCAGGAATTTTCCTCCTTTTTCCAAAAGGACATTGCCGAGCGAATATTCGATCATCTGGCGATGCTCGCCCGCACGGGTTACGAGGAAGGGGACGAACCGTTTTCGATCAACGAGGAGTTGAGGACCCGGATGATAAGTAAACTCGGCCTTAAACTCTCACGCCATGAAAAAACGTCGAATGTCTACAAAACGCGGACCGCGGCGGTTTTGCATCACCTGGCATGGCACTTTCAGAGGTGGCTTCTTTACGACCACCGGGGACACCATTCCGCGCTCTTCGGGGAGATCTATGCCGACGCGCCCGGGGCGGAATATAGGAAAGGCGCATTTGTAGTGCTGAATGGTGATGTGGAAAAGCCCGCTTACAATCCGAAATTCCCGGCCGTCGAGGAGAGTTATTCATACGAGTCGGATTGGCTTTCTCACAAGATACCGGGACTCTTTCCGTCTCCCGCACCAGCTGCCGACAGGATCTCTGACCTCCTGGATCGCATGCTTGAACGAGGAACGGGAGACGGCTATATCGTTCCGACCAGGCAGCCGGTCCCGGGAAGAGGAATGACGGTGCTGAGAATGATAAGAGCGGAAAGGGCCGCGGGCAATCCATCGCGCGATAAAGGCTCGAACTCGAATTTCGGGGGCTAGCGCCCGCGAAGGAGGAGATACTTGAAAAGATCAGCCGGAGCGCCGCCCAAGCGCCCCGGTTGATTTTTTTTATCCGCGAGGTGTATTATTCCTTTCATTCCATAAAGGTTCTATAAAATAGGATTCAAAGATTATGCCTCCCATCAGAATACTTCATGCCTCTGATCTGCATATCTCTCAAATAGAAATGGAGAGATCGCCGCTGGACGCCCTGGGGGATCTGCGGATATGGGACCTCGCGGCCTGGGGAACGGGCGACAGGCGGGCGGCCTTCCGCCGGCTCTGGGATGATTTCCGGAGGGGAACCACAACCGCGTCTTCGTACCGTTCGGCGATTCTCGAATCATTCGCCGAATTCGCTTACAGGTATTCGAAGAAAAAGGATGACACGGGAAGAGTTGTAAGCGGATACCTGGATGCGGTCGTCCTGACCGGCGACATCGCCACGACCGGCAAGGAAGACGATATAATACTGGTCAAAGAGTTTCTCACCGCGCCATCGACCCGTAAACCCTGGCATACGAGCGACGAGACCGGCGACGCCACGCTGAAGGCGCTCACGATCCCGGTGGGTTATCTGCCCGGCAATCACGACCGCTTCATACCGACAAACAAAGCGGCCTGGACGATTCCCGGGGTAATCGAGATGCCGCGGTTTTTCGAGCCCGGCGGCAATAAGTTCGACACGGTTCTGAAAATGGACTTTCTCGTCCGCCCGATAAAACGCCTGCGCCGTCTTGCGAGCCCGCTGCCCGCCGGAGGGGAACTCGCCGTTTATATGTTTATTGCTGATTTCAGCCTACGGGATTTTAAAGATAATGACTATTGGGCCGGTGGATGGATCGGGCAGGGAAAGGCTTATCAGGACGTGTGCGATACGCTGGCCGAACAGACCCTGGCGCTGAGAAAAAGACTGCCGGCGAGCGAGGTTGCAGCTGTTATCTGGGCCTGTCACTTTCCGCCGGAGTTTCCGAAAACAGGGAAAAGCCGGCGGTTTGTCAAGGACAATGTTTTCGTGGACGCCGCGAAGAAGGCGGAGGTCGACGCGGTGATCGCCGGCCATACACACGAGCATCTACAGTATAAAAGTGGTGACGTCGATGTTTTTTGCTGCGGTACGACCGCCCAATACGAACCGACCACCCAGCAGGGCGGGCGCCATTCAAGTGATAAAGAAAAAGGAAATTTTATCCAGATATTGACGATCAACGAGGAGAATGGGCAGCCCCGGATCACCGCAGACACCTTTAAATATGTTCATGACTCTAACGGGCATACCGGTGGCGGACCGATTTTTCCCGGGGAAGCCGATAACGACCTGCCGTGGAAGAGGGTCGACGGTGAATGGCTTATCTACCGCCGAAAGCTGTTTCCTCGCCTCTTGTGGCCGCGGATTTGGAAAATTAACCCTTAATGTGCTCACAAACTATTGCATCTTCTGCTTTTCGTGTTATATTTCCTCCATAGCGGGAAATTTCCCATAAAGTCTATGAACGCACGATTAAAGGAGCTGCTCGAAGAAGCCAGGATTGAGGCGGAAGAGGTAGAAGAAAGCTTACAATCACCTGCCCACGAACGGGACATCAGCAAGCTCAAGAATGAGGCAAAGGCCAAGCTAGCGGCCGACCTGCCGGAAGATTACCTCGCATTTTTAAAGGAAGTGAACGGTTTCACGCTGGACGACCTCACTATCTACGCCTCCGAGAGCACGCCGCACGCCAGCTATCCCGAAGCGACCATCGAAGGTTTTGTCAAAATGAATCTGCTGCAGCGCGACCAGAAGAAGTGCCGCGATTTCCTGATCTTCGGCGAATCGGCCAGGCTCGACCTCTACACCCAGCGCATCTCAACCGGCGAATTCCAGATCCTCGACCACGGCACGCTGGAGCTGACGAAAACGGTCCCGACGTTCGATGAAATGATGATCGAGGCGTTGGAAATTGTGATGTGAGCGTGCGTTAGCGCGCGTCCCTCGATTTTGGATTTTAGATTTTGGATTTTGGATTTGTGATTCATCAATTTCGAATCGGAGATCGAGGCGCTGGAGATCTGGATGTGAGCGTGCGTTAGCACGCGTTAATAACTTTAGCTACACGTGCAGGCGAAGCCGGAACGTGTAGCTAAAGCTATTCGGTCCGCTTCGCAGACCTAAAACGCAGTCCCAAATCCCCAATCCCAAATCCAAAATAAAAATGGCCGCGGTATTTCTACCGCAGCCCGAATTCCGTAAAAAGCGAATCCTTAGATCTAGTTACCCCTGCGTCCGTTGCGGCCGTTGTTGTTGCGGTCGCGGAGGCGCTGCATCGTTTCGCGGTAGCCGCGCTGGAAGCCCGCACGGTAAGCCGACTGGTAAGCCGAGCGTCCGCCGTTGCGTGAATTATAACCGCTGTTCTCGTTCTGGTAGCCGCCGTTATAGTCGTTGTTGTTGTTCCAGTTCCGGTTGTTGCGGTTGCGCGCATCGCGCATGGCCTGCTGCTTGCCGTCCTGGAAGCCCTTCTGTACGGCCTGGCGGTAGCGATTGCTGTTCTGGTTGTCGTAACGGTCGTCGTTACGGTTATTGTCCCGCTGATTGTACCCGCCGTTATCGCGATACTGGGCGCTGGCGTCCGTACCTGTAATAAGAATGAGTCCGAAAGCTATCGAGAGCGCTATTGCGGCGCCTTTTAATGTTTTTTGTATGTTTTTCATAATGCTGTATTTCTCCCCGCCGTTGTATAGGGCAATGCCTGTGCCATAAGCGAATTTAGGCGCAAAATGGAATATTCGGGGATGTTGTTGATACGTAATTGGTATGCGGGCGTACGGATTTGGGGAAGAGGGATTGAGGGATCGGGTGATTGAATGATTGAATGATTGACCCAACGATCCAATCACCAAATCACCAAATCACCAAATCACCAAATCACCAAATCACCAAATCACTCAATCCTTCAATCCTTCAATCCTATAAAATCCCCCCACTTTTGAATAAACCCTTATTCCATTTCCTTCCCCCGCGGTCTATCCTCATCACAGGGACGAAATAGCTGGACATAACGTCTATTTAAATCTCCCGGATCTTTGAAAACTACGAACCACGAATCACGAGCTCCCCTCCTTACGAAGGAGGGGTGGCAGCCGCATCGGCTGACGCGCGTGGTTCTCTCTTTCCAACTACGGACCACGGACCGAAATCGGAACCTTGAACACAAAAATCGGAACCTTGAACACAAAAATCGGAACCTTGTACACCAAAAATGGAACCTTGTACACAGTTTTTCGTACCTTGATTTGAGCTAAGTTATTGTAAACAAAGTAAAACCGTCAAAATCATTCGAAACGGCGCGCGAATGTTTGAAAAACACAAATATTTTCGGTAAAAAAGAGGTGTAAAATGTGGTAGCGCATAGGGGAATTGAACCCCTGTTTCAAGGTTGAGAACCTTGCGTCCTAACCACTAGACGAATGCGCCGGGGTTTGTGTAGAGTAAAACTCTCACATATATTACCAGATATTGAAAGATTACGAAAAGCGGAGCATACTCTAAATTATTATGACCCCTAAAGGATTTATAGCCGGTTGTTTTTTGCTGGGAGGCTTGGCTTTGATGGCGCTGCTGGGACGAAGTAATCCTTATGTATTTTTCGTCGGCCTGATCGCGGCGCTCTATGGTGCGATAACCCTCTGGCGCATGCGCAAAAGAAAGATCGATGTAACAAAGTAAGGCCGATTTTGGATTTTGGGTTTTGGGTTTTGGATTCCGAAAGCTGGTCGCTTCGCTCCCGAATTTACTTCTTTTTTAAGATCCCGCCTACTTGGGTTCCTTGTTTCTACCTTTGCTTTTGCAAATCCAAAATCCAAAATCTAAAATCCAAAATCCCGGGATAGCTTGCTATTCCGGGCAAGACAGTCCATAGTAGTTAAGTTAATCCTTCTCTTGCGTCAGAAATGACGCGCTCGTCAAAGACGGTTTTTGGATAAGTTTGAGAGCAGGCCCCGATAATAGTTACAGAAGTCGCTCTTGATTTTTTGAGCATCCGAAACCCGAACCTTCGCAGCAGACCGTTTTTCTCCGAAGATAATCCGATTCGACGCTTCTTTAGAAATTCCCAATGGGAATAAGGTATTTAATTTTATGTCAATGAAACTTTACGTAGGAAATCTTTCCTTCAACACCTCATCAGCGGACCTCGAGAAGATCTTCGGCGAAGTCGGAACGGTTGATTCAACCAACATCATCACAGACCGTGAAACCGGCAACTCGCGCGGTTTTGCTTTTGTCGAAATGTCTTCGCAGGAAGAAGGCCAGAACGCGATCGCGCAGCTTGACGGCAAAGAGATCGACGGCCGCAATCTGAAGGTCAACGAAGCTAAGCCCCAGGAAAAACGTGCCGGTGGCGGCGGTGGCTATGGCGGCGGCGGCGGCTACGGCGGCGGCGGCGGCGGAAGAAGCAACAAGCCTTGGTAAGACAGAAGACAGTAGACAGAATACAGTAGACAGTAGAAGAGTTCATTGAGTAAGAGGAAAGCTTCTTCCTTCTGTATTCTATATTCTGTATTCTAAAGAATTCCCGCCCGGTGCTTTGTTCACCTTGGGCGGGTTTTTACATTTATTTCCGGTATTATATGACCCCCGAACAGATACGCAGCGAGTTTACATTGATCTTTAACGAGGCGCGGGCCGTGCTCGAGGAAAAGAGATTTTTCGAGGTCAGCTTTGCCGTCGGCGATGGGCTCGAACGCTCGCGGTTTACCGCGCCCGGCGAAGCATTCCGATCGTATGAGGCCCGGGTAGCGACCGGAAACAGGGACGTAGCGGTAAACGCCAAGACCGAAAAAATAGAATTTCGGGGGGCGAGCTACGCTCCTTTTTTACTGGCCCTTTTTAAGACCTCACAGGGCGCGGCACTGGAATGGCCGGTCCAAAAGGTGCGCGAATTCAACGAGCTGGTAATGACGTCTTTGACCGCGATCTACCTGGAATCGCTGGACGACGCGGACGCTCTTGTAGCGGTCGGGATCCGGGATGAGATGATCAAGGCAAGTTCATAGCGTTTATTGCGTTTGGAGCGTTAATTGCGTTAACAAACTCCACGAACTCAACGAACGCTACAAACTCTATGAACTCAATATTATGGGATTTTTAAAAAGCATATTCGGTTCGGGCAAGAAAGCGGCGGCGGCCGTTGAAACCGAGAAGGGCGATGACGCGGCATGGCAGGAACCGGCTGAGGTCGAGATACCGGCTGCCCCGGCGCCCGAGATAAATATCGACGAGGCTGAGCGGAAGGCGCTGGCCAGGCTGGCGCAGTCGGCGAACGGGACTTCGGCCGAGGCCTTTGGGCAGGGCATGGATATGGAAAGCATGGCGGCGCTCTACCGCCTGGACAAGCTGGTCAAGCTGGGCCTGGTAAAAAGGAGCCGGCCGATGTTTATGCAGCCCGAGGTTTATGAATTGACGGAACGCGGTCATCGGGTTATTGAATCATTTAGTGATTGACTGATTGAATCATTTAGTGATTGACTGATTGACTGATTGACTCAATGGATCAATCACTCAATCACTCAATCACCCAATCAACCAATCACCCGATCACCCAATCACTCAATCTTCCGGCCTCTCAACCAACGTCCTGGTGGTATGCTCGGTCACGCTCGAGACGGTATCCTGGGCGGTCCGCGGCTGGCCCTCGTTGAGGCCCTTTATCACGACGTCGGGCAGGGGGCGCGTGTCGGCGGGTGGTAATTCCGCTTTCTTTTCTTTCTTAGCGCCCCGCGTCCGGTGAAACAGCAGCCACAGCAAGCCTCCCTCGGAAACCAGCAGCAGCACAAAACACATCAACGCGATCGACATTACTACCTCGTCGCGAAAGCCGAGCTCTTTTTTCATCACGACCAGAAGGCCCATGATGATCCCGATACCGGCGATCGGGATCGCGAGGATCGCCGACACCAACAGATTGAACGACGATTCGGACATCTGTTCGGGCGCGCTATCTTTCTCGCCGCCGATCCGCGCACCGCAGGTGTTGCAGTAGCTGAGCCCGGGATTTACAGTATTTCCACATGCTTGACAGAACATAATCAGCAATACGGTAGTTTAAGGGCTAAAGTTCGAAATGAGAAGTGAGGAGCCAGTATTTTGGGCATTTTAAATTGCCGTTGGCTTTAAGCCGAATTGGATTGGGCTAAAGCCCGGATCTTTGGTGGATCCCGACCGTCAGCTAAAGCTGACGGCAATTTATAGGACCAAATCAAAGATCAAAGATCAAAGGTCGAGATCAAAGGTCAAGATCAAAGGTCATAGGTCAAAAATCCCAAATCCGAAATCCCAAATTCAACGGTCCTGTCTATCCTGGTTAAAGAACGCGTCCGCCCGCTCCCCGCGCGCCAGCCGGTATACATGGAAACCGAGCGGCCCGAATACTATCAAGCCCACGGCAAACGCTCCCAATGCCTTAGCCGTGTCAGGGTACCGGTTAAATGCCGCGAAGCTGTTCAGAACACCCCCGATAAAAACCAGCGAAAGGCCGCCCACGGCGATCCACCGGCCGTATTTTTTCCGCTTCCACAGGCCCAGGCACCCGATAATAAAAACGATGGAGAGAGCGAGCGAGGGGACTAGTGAAACAATGTTCAAAACAGACGGCTCGATGGGGCCGGACCATCTGACCATATAATAAATATTCCATAGCCCGGCCCATAACCAGACAGCCGCCAGGAGGCCCAATATCACCTGGGCGATCCATACCGAGGGAGGACGGCGAGAGTTTGTTGAGTTCGTTGAGTCCATAGAGTTCGTTGAGTCATTGGGACCGCATTCTTTCTTCCAATCCAAAATCCAAAATCTAAAATCCAAAATCCAGTTGTCTTTGCCGTCGGTTGTGGATCTCGATCTCGACGAAGTCGATAAAGGCTTCGAAGGCGATATCGCGCTCGACCGGGCCGGCAAAGGCCGGGCTGCGGCCCATGACGTGGTTCCGTGGATCGTGGACCCGGAAATAATATTCGTCCGACCGGGTCCTGAGCCTTTTGATAGAAGCCGGGTAGTCAGCCCGGCGCAGGATCTGTTCGAGCTCGGCGGGCAGATCGGTTGTTATGTGGTCGGCAAGGGACATAGCTCTCAAGTCAGAATACAGTAGACAGAAGACGGAATACAGAAGACAGAGGCCGGAATAAGACTAGTTTATTGAGTTCGTTGAGTTATTGAGTTCGTTGAGAAAGAAAAACTCAATAGACGCAACGAACTCAATAACTCTACGAACTCGTTTCCTTCTGTATTCTGTGACTCTGTGGTGAATTAACTTTTCCTTAAAAATCATCGAAATTACCGTTTACCTTAAAAGCTGCTCTGAAGGATTCCGGATACATGCCGTAATCTCATTCGTGTATGAGCGTTAAGCCCCCGGCGAATCAGCCCGACACCAAACAACAAAATAAGATCACGAACTTGGCAGACGGCCAGGCGGCCCCAGCTGATACCAGCGCCCTGCTCTACACCGAAAGCGATCTCGAGGCCCGGGCCGAGGAATTGAAACGCGCGGGGACCGATGCTCTCCAGGCGGAAAACGAGGAACTCAAAAAAAGCCTGCGCCTGCGCGACGCTCGCGACGAGATCACCGCCGTGCTGAAAAAGGCCGGGGCGAGATCGCCCGAGCTGCTTTTTAACTCGGCGAAGGAATCGCTGCAGTTCGATACGGACGGACGCGTCGCTAACTTGACCGCGCTGGTCGAGAGGCTCCAAGGCAAGTTTCCGGAACAGTTCGGGTTCGAAGCACCGGCCGGATCTATCGATGGCGGCGCCGGGAAAAACTCGGACACGAACTACCTGACAAAAGAAAAGCTGTCTAAAATGACAGCCGCCGAAATATCCAAGCTGGATTGGCAGGATGTGAGAAAAGTCCTCGCCGAAGGCTAGTTCATTGAGTTCATAGAGTTCGTAGAGTTCATTGAGATAAGGTCGCGTAGCGACCGGTTGAATTTAGCCGTGTCCTTCAGGGCACGGTCAGCCAGAATAACCCCATCGTCCGTCGCGTCAGCGACGATTGAAAATAAATCTCCGATCCACACGTCGCTGACGCGACGACCACGTTCTCGCGGCACACCGTGGGTTGAAACCCACGGCTAAATTCAAAATATCGCTAACGCGACCGTTAAAATTGCACGGCAAAATTCCCAAAGCGCCGCGAATATTCTGAACGCTGCGCGTTCATTGCAAGCGGGACGCTTGCGCTCCAGTCGGCGCGTTGAGCCAAGGCCGGCGCTCCAATCACAAAACACCGATCTGTTAAAAGAGTGCCGGCAGGATGCCGCCACGACAGCCGGCAAGATGCCGGCGCTACAGTCAAAACATCACAGACAAAAAATTATGGCACTGAATTTTATACCTACCGTATGGGCGGCGAGATTGCTCGCTGCATTGGAAAAGGCCCTGGTTTACGCGCAGGACGGAACCGTCAATCGCGATTACGAGGGCGAGATAAAGGAATCGGGCAACACCGTGAAGATCGGCTCGATCGGCGAAGTGAACATCGGCGATTATGTGAAGGACACAAACATCTCCGACCCCCAGATACTCACCGACGCGGACCAGAGCCTGGCTATCGATCAATCGAAATATTTTAATTTCTATGTCGATAGCGTCGACCGCGCCCAGCAAAACGTCAACGTCATGGATGAAGCCATGCGCCGCGCTGCCTGGGCCCTTCGCGAAAAGGCCGATACGTTCATTGCCGGGATAATGGATACGGCGGTGCCGGCCGGCAACAAGATCGGCTCCACCACCACGCCGAAGATCCCGACCAAGGACGATGCCTATGAATACCTGGTCGATCTGGGCGTGCTGCTCGATGAGGCTAATACGCCGATCGACAGCCGTTTCGTGGTCGTGCCGGCATGGTTCCACGGGCTCCTCTTAAAGGATGAGAGATTCGTGAAATCGGGAAGCTCGAGATCGGACGCGACCCTCGCCAACGGCGAAGTGGGCGAAGCCGCCGGCTTCAAGATCCTGAAATCCAACAACGTCCCCAACACCACGGGAACGAAGTATAAGATCATGGCCGGCCACTCGATCGCCACCGCCTACGCCGAGCAGATCGTCGACCTGCAAACATACAAACCGGAAAAACGATTCGGCGACGCGGTCAAGGGGCTTCATGTCTACGGCGCGAAGGTCGTGCGGCCGGATAGCTTAGCCGTGTTGATAGCGAATAAAGCTTAGTCGACCGAGTTGACCGGGTTTTGTGAGATCAGCCGGTCCCACCGCTATCAAAGTGCATAAGTTAGACAAACAAAACTCGGCAAACTCGGTTAACTCGGCAAACTAGTTTCCGGGCCTAAACGGCCCGACCAAGTTCACCGGGGCGGAAAGGGAGAGGAATTTAGGAAGCGTAAGTCGATCGCCATTCCCACATAAGCCCCTGTGAGTAATTACTAAAAATGAGAGCTGAAATAATCAGTATAAGCAACGGCAGCCTGCAGGGCAGCAAGATATCGATGGTCCGGGGCGACACGCTCGAGATCACGCTGCGGGTGCTGCGCGACGACGATTCGCCGGTCCTGCTCAACCGTTTCGAGGGTTACGGGGGGACAGGGAACGAGCGCGGCCCGGACACGGCAACCAATCATCGCCTTTCGATGGAGTTCACGGCGCCCTTAAAAGACGGCGGCGATGTCCGCCTGATCTATCGCACGACCCAATCGGCCCGGCAGGTGCTCTATGGCACCACCGACCAATTGACCGTGCTTATCGATCAGAGGCTGACGCGCCGGCTGCCCGCGCCCCTGGCCCTGAATTTCGATATGCAGATCACGGAGTTCATCGGTGAAGGTCGCCGGATGAGCACTATCTACCAGGGCGTCCTGCAGGTCGATAAGGACATCACCTCGACTTATTAGTTAACTCGCAAAAACTATTCTATGACCCCGATACAAAAGATCGGCCGGATGACGGCCTCCGATTCGGAACCGGTATTGGCCGTTGAAGACCTCGAGCAGCTGCTCGCGGACAGCGGGCGCCCGGATGCGGCCGGCCGGCCGCCGACCGACCTCAACTGGACCCCGACCTACGATCTTAATGCCGCGGCGGCCGAAGGCTGGCGCTGGAAAGCTGCCCGCGCCGGTGAGCTGACCGCCGTTGACCTCGACGGCACGAAACTATCGGCCGAACAGATCTTCGACCACTGCGAGCGAATGATCCAGGTCTATTCGCGGCGCATTAGGGCCACCGTGAGTCTATAGTCCAAGGTCCAAGGTCCAAAGTCGGACGAGAGTTCCGCGGGATAACAGGATAGACCGGGATAGAACAGGTCAGAACCGGGAGCGGTAGAGACCGGGTTGACTTTGGACTTTGGACCTTGGACTTTGGACATTTTCTTATGAAAGCTGAAACCTACCGAAACCTGACCACCGGCGCGCTCGACCGGCTCCGCATCCAGATCTTCGGTGACGAATCGCTAAAACTGTTTCAGATCACACCGGAGACCGGCGAGGCCGAGGTGGCCGAGCTTACCCAAAACTGGGGAGGCCGGCGGCTGGTAACCACGACCGATGCCGGACGCGCCGAGGCGGGCGCCTGGCAGTTCCAGGTTAAGGCCGACGACGATTGGCAAACCTCGCAAACCTATATGTCGCAGGTGGTCGCGCTCCGCGTGGGCGGCCGGCGATGGAAGGTTAAAAAGATCGAAACGCCGGTCGGGAACGTGCGGGTGTGGAAGATCAAAGCTGAGGTTCAATGAAGAATTGAGTGATTGAGTGATTGAATGATTTGAATCATTCTTCCAATCACTTAATGACTCAATCACTCAATCACTCAATCACCAGATGCTCGACGTAAAGATCGACAACAAGATTCCCGAGTTGTTCCAAAAGCTCGAAGCGGCGGTTTCCAGGTTTGCCCAAACCTCGGCCGCCGATATCGGCGAAGCAGCGCGGGCTGCGATGGGCGGGCCCCGATCGGGCCGCCTGTATGGTTCGCACCGGGCGTCGGCCCCGGGCGAGTCGCCCGCCAGCCGCTCGGGCAAATACATTTCCAGCATCGAGGTATTAGAGGGCGCCAGCCTCGAGGCAAAGGTCGGCGTAAATGTTCCTTACGCGCCGGTCCTCGAATACGGGCTCAACCGCCCGCTGTGGAGCAAGGTCCTGACCCAGGTGCTGCCGACGCTGGATGCGAAACTCAACGATGAAATTGCTGGACTATGAAGGCAAATAATGAGCGGCGCAGGGAAATGAGCTGCACGCGGAAACGGGCTTTTCAAACCGAAAGCTATGCTGTTATGTACCTTGAAAATGTACTAAAGCGCGCGGGCGAGATGGATGTTTACCGCTGCGGATTCTGTAAAGAGTTTCATCTCGGACACCATCCGAGAGTTCACCGAGTTAACCGAGTTTAGCGAGTTTGCCGAGTTAGTTAACCGAGTTTGTGAACTCAGCGCTCCCGCTATCGCAGTGAGAAAGCTGGATTAAAGAAACTCGGCAAACCCGGCAAACTCGGTCAACCCACCAAACTAATATATATGGATAAGCAGATACGTTTAGCGCTAAAACTGATCATCGCCACCCTCTACCCTGAGGCGCGGGTGTTTGCCTGGAATGCGCTTTCGCACGATCTGGGCGAATGGGCCGGTATGTTTCGCGGCGTAGCGAGCGGCACTCACGGCTGGATCATAAAGCGTTCCGGCGCCAAGGCCGAGTGGAAAAACGGCCGCCGCGACCGCAAGACCGCAATCTACGATGTGTGGGGATTCTACGCCTTTAACGCCGGTAACGAGGACGACAATTCCGATAACGAGTTTTCCGAGGTCCTCGACGCCGTGTACGAGGCCGTAAAAGCCAGCCCGACCCTTGAGCTTGCCGGTGTCGAGGGCCACTCACTGCTGCAGATCGCCGCCAACACGACGATCGATACCGGCGAGGAGACCCTGCATTTCGCCCAGTGCCGGTTAGAAGTGAACCTGTGCTGTTAGCACAGGGCGGTCCAAAGTCCAATGTCCCAAGTCCAAAGTCGGATGAGAAATTTTACCTTCTTGATGAATGTACCGAATGTTTCGATCAGTATGGCCGCGTGACCGGTCTTGACCTTGGACCTTGGACTTTGGACCTTGGACCAAACCGATCCTAAATCTTGAATAACTAATAAACTATGAGAACTGAAAACACCCAAATAGCAATTTCCACCGCGTGCGAAACGTCTTTCAACACGCCGAAAACGAGCGCCAGCGATTTCGAAGGCCTGCCCACGACCGAGCCCTTTTTTCTTCTTCCGAAGGTTGAAAAGGTAAACGACGCGGGCCGCGTCGGCCGAAACGCCCCGACGCATCTCTGCAATACTTACTGGTCGCACGGCGAGGTCTCGATCAAGGACGACGTCGACACCAACGTGCCGGCGAAGCTTCTCCGGCGCGCGCTCGGCGGGGCCTCGACCCCCACGGCCGTAGCCGCCGGCGTTTACGATCACAACTTTACCATTCTGCCGCCGCAGCTGGGCGACGTTCTGCCTTCATTCAATATAGTGGCGATCCTCGGCGCGTCCGATTTTCTGCTGTCCGGCATAATGACCGACAGCATCAAGTTCAGCCAGAAAAACGCCGAGCGCGTGCAGTATGAGGCAAACCTGGTCGGCAGCGGCAAATTCACCAACCCCTCGGCCATCACGCCCTTTCCGGCGATGGCGAACACGCCCTGCATGGACGGCTTCAAGGTCGAGGTGAAGTATACGGATGCCGATTCGACGGTCGTTAATCTCTCGACCCTCGGTAAGGTCGTCGAATGGATGGTAGAGCATAAAAACAACATTCGCCGCGACAAGCGCCGGACCGGCGACCCCATTCAGACGATCACGAATGTAGGAAGCGCGGCCCACGCCCGCAAGCAGCCCCGCGGAAAGTATGAAACGACGGCGCAGATCACCGTGGATTTCAACGATCTCTCGGACTGGAACAAGTCGATAAAGAACGAGCAGCTGACCAATCTGAGCTTTCTTATCCCGGGCCCGCAGATCGGCACCACCATCTATCGTCACGAATTCGAGATCATCATCCCGATGTTCAGCTTCGAGACGCCCGACACCGGCGACGACGACGGCGACGCGACCACACCGATCAACATCGTTTGCCTGGAAGACCCGGTGACCAAAGGGACCATGAAAGTGCGGATCAGGAACGCAACCGCGACGCTGGCCTAAAGACGGTCCAAAGTCCGTAGTCCAAAGTCCAAAGTCGGACGAACGCTTTTGACCTTGGACTTTGGACCTTGGACCTTGGACTCATGAGAAAATATGCCAAAAAAAATAATAAAAACAACCGAAGAATTGACCGAGGAATTCTTTGCGCTCGAGCGCACGGAATATGAAAAGCGCGTGCCCGCGGCGTTTCCGCGAGTACCGGTAAAGGCGCTGGCTGAGTCGGCCGAGTTACCGGACTTTGAAGACAGCCCCCCGGAACCGCTGGGAGTGGGCATGGAAGAACTGCCGTTGGAGAAAGCCGGGACTTAAGGCTTAGCCGATTTCGGATCCGGGATTTTGGATTGCAGGTCGCGTAGCGACAACCTGATTTTAGCCGTGTCCTTTAGGGCACGGTCACAGGTTAGCAAGGACTGCGTCGCGTCAGCGACGGCTGATCAATCGTCGCTCGCGCGACGGGATTCGAATTCAAACCTGTCCGTGGGTTGAAACCCACGGCTAAATTCACACGGTCGCTCACGCGACCAGGGAGACATACATTTTGAACGAAGAAGTTTTGGAAATTGAAGAGAACCACTCCGTCGCTGACACGGTTGGTAACGAGGGGAGTAGGAAGGTGGACGCCGGCGCGTCCAGTGCGGGCCGCCCGCCCGCGCTCCCAAGCTACAAGCTCGACTGGCCGGATGCCGAGATCCGACTTGCCAAAGGGCGGTTTACGCATACCCTGTCCCGGCCGTCCGCCGAGATGATGATCGCGCGCGAGGACGAGCTCCAGCCCGAGATCCCGATCGCCAAGGACGGGAGCTTTACCCTGCCGGATTCGACCGCGCAGGAGGAAACCGACGCCAAATACTACGACCGGATCGTCATAAAAACCGGGGGCTACACCGCCGAAGTCCCGACCGCTCACAAGGCGGCCGCCTTCCAGGGGCTCTTTCGCCGCGAGATCTATCTCGACCCCGAGTGCGATATTTTCGGCGACGAGGTCACCATTATTGAAGAGATCGGCGGATCGGACGAGCCGGATTTTACCGTCCGCCATACTTTGCGACAGCCGACCGAGGCCGAGCTGAAGAAGTGCCGGCAGGGGTCGTCCGGCGGGCGCCTTTTGCCCGACAAACGCGGGCGGCAAAAGCTTGTCACCTCGTCGAATCTTCGCTCGGCGATGCGTTTTTACAACACCTGGCTGGTCCGGATCGAGGGCGCGACCGCCGGCGAAAATACCTTCTCCCCCGATACACGGGACGAGTTTGTCGCCCTGGTCGACCCGCTAATCCAGCGCAAGGTCGTCACCGTTCTGGTCGACGAACTGACCGGCGGATTATTGGACTAGCCGAAGCTCTCGCCGCTCATTTCTGCGGCCATATCGACTGCGTCAACCAGACGAAGGGCGAGAGCTGCCCGGGTTCCCCGGAATGCCGGGATACGCGCGGAATGCCGCTAAACCGGTACTCCGCAACCCAGACGGAGGATGAAATATGCAAGGGCTGCCGGCTGCTGCCGACCAAGCCGGAAGCGGTCCCCGAGGAGCTGCAGGGGTTTATCTACCTGGCGCTGAGCCTGTCGGAACTTGAGCGCGCGGGCGCGAAATTCGATTACCCCGACGCGCTGAGCCCCCTGGAATGGGACGCCCTTCGCGGGCTGGTCCGGGGCCGCGAGCGGGCCGAAAATCTCCGGCAGGAACGCGAGCGGGCGGACGAGAGATTGAGGGAGAGAAGAAAATGAATGATTGAAGGATTGAGTCATTGAATCATTTCTTCAATCACCCAATCACCCAATCACTAAATCACTCAATATCTTCAAGTCCGCAATCCCAAAATGAATTATGGCTGCTCATTTTACAATTACAATTGGCGCAGAGACCCGCGAGTTTCTTCCACCTATCAACGAGGTTAAAAAAAAGGTCGAGGAGGTGAAAAAAGAGGTCGAGTCGCTGGCCAAGACCAAACTCGAGGAGCTTTCAAAAAAATTCACGGACTGGGCCGGCAAGATCAAGGCGGTCGGCGAAGCCCTCTCGAAAGTGGGTAAAACGCTGACCGACAGCCTCACCACGCCGATCTTTAAATTTACCGGCCTCGACAAGCTTTCGAAGGATACGAATGAAAAACTCGGGAAGCTCAGCGAAAGGTTCAAGGCTGTCTTCTCCAAGCTCTTCGAACCCGTTTTGCCGGTGGTCTCGAAGGCCGTCGACGGGCTTATCGGGATGATCGACAAGCTCATAACCTGGTTCGACAACGCGCCCGCGGGCGTAAAGGTTTTCGTCGCCGTGCTCGCGGGCATCGCTATGGCGATAGGCCCCGTAATAGGCGCGGTCGGCACCGCACTCACGGCCATCGCGGGATTTGTCACGGCCCTTGGTGCGATCGCCGCTTCGGGCACCGTCGGCCTTGTGGTCGGTGTGATCGCCGCGGCCATCGCCGGGCTGGTCGCCGGGATCGGGGTCGCCATCGGTGTCGTCTACGCGCTGAAACAGGCTTGGGATAACGGGTTCGGCCCGATCGCATCGGTCGTGGCCATCGCGGTCGGTCTTATTATGGCCGCCATTTTGCCGATCATCGGGCTGCCGGTGCTGCTCGGCGCGGTCGCCATGACAATCTACGAGATGTGGGCGACCAATTTCGGCGGGCTCCAGGAATTTACGGCGATAGTTTGGGCCAAGGTCCAGGAATATGTAGCCGTCGCGATGGCCGCGATCAAGCAGTTGGTCGACGATATCGGCGGCGATATCATTGCGTGGTGGAATGAAAATTACCCGCTTATCCAGCAGACCGTCCAGACCGTATCGGATGCGATACGCGCCTATATCCAGAATTTTCTAAACAATGTAAAAGCGTTTTGGGACCTCCACGGCGAGCAGATAATGTCGGTCGTCAAATCGATCTGGAGCATCATCTCGACCATCGTCCGCACCGGCGTTAACGTTATCCTCGGCGTGGTCCGGATGGTGATGCAGATCATCAACGGCGATTGGGCCGGAGCCTGGAACACGGCCCTCAGTATCGTTCAGAAGATCAACAGCGCCATCTGGAAGATCCTCGGGGAGCTCGGGAATATCGTCATCAAGGCCCTGGCGTTTGTCCTCACCGAGATCGCGAACTGGGCGATCAAGGTCGGCGCGATGGCAGCGAAGATCGGCGAGAATATCGTCAACGGGATCATCAACGGCATCTCGGCGCTGGCCGGCACCCTGAGGAATTACGCGAGGAATCTCATCACGAGCCTGTTCGGGGTGATGAACGGCGCCGCCGAGACGCATTCGCCCTCGCTGGTCACGACCCGGATGGGCATCTTTATCGGCCTCGGCCTGGTGAACGGCCTGAAGCTTGCGGCCCCGCTGGTAAACGCGGCGGCCAAAAAGATGGTCGCCGAATCGCTCGGCAACATGGGCAAAGAGGCGCAACAGGCGGTCAAGGAATTCCAGGCCATGGCCGGCTCGACCGCGCAGCAGCGGCAGGACGTCGTAACCGTCGCTCAATTCGGCGAGGGTAAATCTGATCTCGATGAGCTGATCAAGCTTCGCGCCGAGCTCGATCAAAACGTCAGCCAGGCGCTGCCAAACACGCTGGCCGGTGTCAATTCCGAGCTGGCGGAGCTGGGCAAGCAAAAACAGGGCATAAAGGACGCGGCCGACATGCTGGCGCAGTTCGACGAGCAGATCGGCAAGATCAAAAATAAGGACGTCCGCCAGAGCAATGTCGACCGGGCCAACGAGCTGTTGAACGACCCGGTCCGCTCGCGCGGCATTGCCGACGGCGGCGCCGAGCTCAGAAAAAAAGCCGGGGAGCTGGATGAGCTGAACCGCGTCGAGGCCATCACGGCGGCGCGTGAAAAAATGACCGCGTCCGTGGCCGGCGCCAACCTGCAGCTGGCCAACGAGATCGCGCTGCTCGAAGCGAAAAAGGCGAAGAATTTCGAGATGACCGCGGCCGAGCAGCAGGCTTTCCAGCAAAATCTGAAGAACGCCGAGGAGCTCAGGAAGTTTCGCGAAGCCCTCGAAAAAGACGGCCTCAATAAATCGGATATCGACGGCCTGGTCGAGGAAATGCAGCGCCAGCAGGAAGCGATCGAACAGCTGAAGGCGTCGAAAGCCTCGCTCGAGGCCCAGGACAAACTCTACACCGACACCATGGGCGGCATGAATGCGACCCTCGCCGAGCTCAACCAAAAACTCGCCGGCAATACCCAGCTGACCGAAGCCGACACCCTGGCCAAGATCAAGCTGACCGAGGCGTACCGGCAGCTGACCGACGAGCAGAAAAAGAACCTCGACGACAAGGCCAAAGAGGTCGCGAAGAAGCGGGAGCAGGTCGAGGACTTTGAAAAGGCCAAGAAGCAGATGGACGAATTCAAGGGCTTTATCAAGGATTCGCTCAACACCCTTGTCAACGACGGCTTTGGCGCGATGTTCAAGAGCATCCTCAATAAATTCAAGAAGATGCTGATCGATATGGCCATCGAGTGGATCACGTCCAAGCTCTATAAGCTGATCTTTAAAGACGGCCAGGCATCGGGCACGGGTTCGGGCGGCGGTGTAGGCGGGATACTCCAGTCGTTCCTCGGATTCCTGGGTATCGGGAAAAAAGGCTCGGGTGCGGCGGGTTCGGATGGCGGCGGCGATGATGGGGCTAAGGTTGGCAGTTTTGGCGGGTTGTTCGACCCGAAACCGAATATTTTGAACGGGGGCAAACCGAGCGCCCTGGCCGGAAAGATGAGCGGTATCGGCGCCTTGGCCACCCTGGCCGGAAGCATTATCGGCGGGCGGGTCGGCGGGATCATGTCGATGGCCGGCACGGGTATGTCGATCGGCGCAATGTTCGGGCCGTGGGGCGCGGCCATCGGCGCCGGGGTAGGCGCGCTGGTCGGGCTCTTTATGGGCGACCCGAAGAAGAAGGTCGACAAGAAAGAGAACATGCCCAAGCTGCAAAAGGGCTTTACCGACGCCATGCAGCAGCTCCGCGACCTGCTCAGCGACCGCAACGCGCTCTTTGGCGACCCCGAAGGCGCGGTGGCCAAGGCGATGGAGATCCGCGGGGCGATAGCCTCGGGTTTCGGCATCGAGTTCCAGTCGAAGAAGTATAAGAAAGAGGCCGCGAAACTGATCGCGGCCAAGCTGGTCGAGGCCGATCAGCTCATCAAGCAGATCAAGGAAATGGCCGACATGGCACGCTCCGCCAACAGCGTAAATACCCGGCTCGAAGCCGAATTCGCGACCGGCGTATTTGCCGACCGGGCGTTCATCCGGCAGCACGCCAATTTCAAACGCCGCAACGGTCTGCTGGCCGGCGGCTGGACGGGACGCGACACGCTGCCCTCGATGCTGGCGGCGGGCGAGATGGTGCTCAACCCAAAGCAGATCGACCGCGTCAGGTCCAATGCTGGGTTCGACGCCTTCCGCGGTGCCGGCATCCCGAACTACGCTTCGGGGACGTTCGTTGGAAACGCGCCCGCGGCAAACGCGCCGGCCGCCCCGGCCCAGCCGGTGACGGTCCAGATCGTGCTCAACAATTCGGGCATCGTCGAATCTGACATCAAGGGCGTGCTGGTAAACGGCCTGAAACAGCCGGACGTCCAGGTCGAGCTCGTCAAGGCCTACGACAAGGGGAAAACAAGGGCGAGGAATTGAATCATTGGGTGATTGGGTGATTGATTCATTGAATCATTGGGTGATTGGGTGATTGATTCATTGAATCATTGGGTGATTGGGTGATTGATTCATTGAATCATTAAGAGAGATTGGAAGAATCACTCGATCGGTAGATCACTCAATCAGTAAAGCTCTCAATGACTCGATCTCTTAATCTTTCAATCACTCAATGACTCAATCAGTAAATCACTAAATCCCTACTATGCCCCGTACCCTAACCTCCAATCTCGCGCAGATCCTGCCCGCGTACAAGCGCCGCGACACGCTCGATATCTATCTGAACAACGGCCAGACGCTGCGTCTTTCGCGTGGGAATGTGATACGCGGGGCCAATACCTACGAAAACTGGATCCGCTCCGTCGACGAGCTGCGTTTCTCGACCGAAAGCTCCATCGACCGCATTACCATCACCTGTCAGAACGTCAATTCCACCCTCGGTTTCAACCTCGCCAGCAATCTCCGGCTGCTCGATTACGCCCTCGCCGATTACGGCAAGATATATGAATCGCTCCGCATCCCGGGGTTGATCGACGACGTCCCGCAGGTGTTCCGCGGCGTGCTGGCCAACGCCGAATCCGACGAGCAAAATATCAGCTTCGAGCTGATCGTCGACTACGAATCGCTCGGCGCGATCGTCGCCTCGCGGGCGCTCAGCCCCCGCTGTTGGTGGACCTACAAGAACGGCGTCGAGTGCACTTCCACGAGCGGCGAGGCGGCCTGCCCGCAAACCCGCAGCGCGTGCGTAAAGCGCGGGGTGGAAAAGGACTTCGGCGGCTGGGAGGCTTTTATCGAGCCGGTTTCGAGCCCCCCGGGAAGCGGCGGCAACGAGGGCGGCGGCATCGGCGGCGGCGGAACGTGCTTTACGCTCGATACGCCGGTTTGGACCCCGGACGGCGATATCCCGATCGGCGAGCTTCGCGCCGGCCAGCGGGTCGTTTCATTCAACGAGCAGACCGGTGAGCTAAATTTTGACGACGAAATAACCGAGGTTTTGGACCATGAAACTACCGGCTACTACACATTCGAGTTCGAGCACGGGCTGCTGAACGTCACGCCTGAGCACCCGCTGCTTGTCGACGATAATATATTCGTCTTAGCAGATATGTTCCAGCTGGGCGACACGGTTAAGGTGGTAAAAAGGGGGTGGGAGGACTCGGCGCTCCGGAGCATCCGCTGGAATTCCGACGTGAAAGTGAAGGTCCGCAATCTCCACGTCCGCGGCAACCGAACATATTTCGCCAACCGCTGCGCCGTGCACAACGTCAAGCCGCTGCAGCTCTGA